TGTTTCAAGCGTTCTATCTCAGATTAAATTTCTATCTTTAGCTAAAGCGAGTTTATCCTTAGTTCAGAATCAATACTGTTCAATAACATCTTCAAAAGCTACTCACTTACTAGCTGAAAGCTCTTTAATAGCTTTCTCATAGGGTCTTAAGGAAGGGTTGTTTTCAATAAGGTAGTTAAGTTGTTGCTCGGATACTAGAGACTCTTTCATCTTTAGAGCTTCTTCTTGAGCTGTCTGCTTAATATAAGCAGCTCGTTCTTCTGCAGTGTTTCATTCATTACTAGTTCATGAGTTTCTAAGTGCTGCAAGTTCTTGAGCTTGTTTAGTAAATCATGCTTGTAATGCTTTGTACTGTGCTTCTCGGTCTGTAGAGTTTCACTGAGTGGTAATTAAATTACCTTGTTCATCGAATTGTTCTGACATGTGTTTTGTGGGGGTAAAATTTAAATAGCCAATTAGGCTTTCATTGCATCCAATCGATCAAGGAATGATACGGCATAAGAATACTTTGCCTGATAGTAACTTGTCAACTCTTTGGGAGTTTTTGGGTTAGCTAGTGCTTGCATTGCATTCTCTGCTTCTAATTCATGATACTCTTGAATGAATCTCCATTCATTACGAACTGTTAAAGCTTGGACTGCTGCCTTTTGCATGTCAAAATAATCTCATTGGTTCTCTGGTTTAGCAAGTAGTCATAATAATTGCTTTACTTTAGAGTGTAGATTAAGTAGCTTCATAGGGGTTAATTCATAATAAATCGTAGTTTATAGCCTTCGGGCTATGTTTACATTTGCGGTGTCATTGGTTGCGTAGATGGTGCTTGTGGCTGTTGTAATCACATCATCATTTGCATTTGTCCTGCCTGATCTATCATATTACTGGAGTCAATCTCTGGGAATGTCTCAATAACATTTTGGAACAACTTCTGTAGGTTTACTGGTACTCCTGCTTGTTTAGCTTGCATTGCTATATTTCGCATAGCTAAAGAGTCATTTCTTTTTGCTTCTGTGCTATCGTAGCTAGAGGATCAAGATTGTATCTTTATTTCGTACTTTTCTACTGCATCTCTTAGAGCTTCTTTGTTTATCTCTCGATAGCCTTTCTCTGCTTTTACGTTTATGTTTGCATCCATATTCTCAAACTCCATCTGCAAAAGTTTATAGGTTAGCCTTACTAGGCTTTCTTCAAAGTGTTTTCTCGTTTCACCTGTTACTGCATCTGTTTCATACGATTGTATCTTCGCACCTGTTGCTGTTTCAGTTAGTGACTGTTCAGTAATAGGCGAGTTAGTATTGATAGTGAATGATGCTGCTTGTATTTGTCTTTCAATATCGTTTTGTTCTTGGAAGTATGAGGCGTGTAACTCTCTCATTGGCATCTGTGGTATGTTCTCCAGTGCTTCTGGTCAAGTTCTTGTTGTAGCGATTATATTTCCATGTCATTGGTTAAGTTTTCTTGGATCGACACCACTTGCAGGACTTCGAATATAACTAGGCTTTAGAATTTGATTTACATACTCACTGGCTCTGTTCTTCTTCCAGTTCATCTCTTCTTGTAATCCTAGTATAGGCTCGAGGTAACCTGTAGCATAAAAGAACTCTGTGTCCTCAAATACTCTAAAGTCCTCATAAGGCAATACTGATATTTCTTGTGCATATACTAGAATAGTATCTGATACAGTCCAGAACTCATATAATCTTTCTTTGCTCATATCTTTGCTTTCTGATATGTCATAATATCCATAATAACATTTTACATCGAGTTTATCGGGTCTAATCATAGATGATATACTTAGTCCAGTTATTGCTTGTATTTGGCTTTTATATGTATCAAAATCACCACTCTGAGTCGCTATACAAGCATCAATAAGCTTGTCTATATTCATATACTTTTTCTTATTCTTAGTGAAGTAAGATAATCTAATGTTTCTTGCTATGTCTATGATGCTCGGCATATCTTCCAATCTAGTATATCTAGGATCGAAATAGACATCATCTCGACTTTTAATATCTATGGAGGTGTACTGCTCATATACTTCTTCTTTAATCTCCTTCTTTACTGTTTGTATTTCATTACCCATCTCATCAATCTCTATTCATTCTTTATCTTGTGGTGTTCTTTTTAGTCTGTACTTTGGTGATAGTTTAGCGAATGCAAGTCAATACCTTACTCCTGCTCTAGCTCGTAGTCTTAAGCTCTCTATCATATCTTGCTTACAATAGATTTCACTTATTCTATCCTGTACCGCTAGAGACCTTTCGCTTGTTTGCTCTTCATCGCTTTCATAGTCAGTAGAAGTTACTATAGGCTTTGGATTTTTAGACATTATTCTGGGTACTATTCTATTTTCTATCTCGTGTACTTTGTTTACTTTAAATTTAGTTTCCCAGTCTTTTCATTTACTAGAAAATGTAGATACTTCCTCGTATATCCTTACCATTCTATCTCTTCGAGTTTGTGTTCTGTTTTTATAGTCAGTGAATGTATTACTAACATGCATTACTATTTCATTCTGTTGATCTTGGGTAAGTTTTAGCATAGTGTTACTAGTTATAAATTACATTTCAATTCTGATCATATTCTATTTGTATTGGTCTATATGCTTTAGTATTAGGCGTTAAGGTGTACATGTTATATACCATTTGCAGTGCATCAATAATATCATCGTGCTTTGCTCTTGGAAACTTTATTAACTGCTTTTCTAGTTCCATGCAGTCTCTAGTATGGAATATTAGTCCGTTCCTATAGAATGCAATTAGACTTCTTATTTTAGCATTCTTATCTCCTGTTTGTCTTATCTCTTCTATACTACAGTATATTCATAGTTTAGTTAGTTGTTGCTTTAGGAATGTTACAATAAGGCTTTGTGCTTGAAATGCTTCTATTCATATTTTTTCTGGGTTTCGTTTTCTTATATGATAGATTATCTTTTCTTGCATTATATCAGCTGTAAATCTTCCAGCTGTATATTCTATTATGTACATCTTTTCATCTTTAAATCATACAGTCATTATAGCGGTTTGATCATTCTGTTGTCAGGTCTTGAATGCTGGATCTACTACAGTGAATATTCTTAATCATGCTGGTGGTTGGTCATAGTATCTGAACCATTCCTCGTGAAACTCTTGTGTTTCCTTATTAGTTGGCTCTTGTTGATACTGACTAGAGAATACTAACGGATCTTGCTTTTGCATTTGGTGGAGCATTTCTATTGGGAATCTTTTCTCAAAGAATGATTCTCCTTTCCTTCTGTACTGGTCGTCATCTTCTGCAATAGCTAGAATGATTAACTTTTCTCGTTGTTCTCCGTGTGTCTCTTGTTCTATAAGATGTCAACATAAGTCATCGTCATGTAGTCTTTGCATTATTATCACTATAGCTCAATCACTTTTTTTATTTAATCTTGAATAGAGTGTATTATGGTAATTGTTATTAACTCCTATTCTAACTATATCACTCATAGCATCTCATGGCTTTAATGGATCATCTATAACCATTATATCACAACCTTTTCAGGTTATTGTTCCAGCTGCACCACTTGCGTAGTATTGTCATCATTCAGTGTTTTCTCGGTGTTGTTTGGTGTTCTGGTCTTCTCTTAGCTCTACTCTTCTTGGGAATATAGATAAGTAAGTATCAGACTCATACATAGACCTACACTTACTAGAGTTATCCTCTGCAAGTCAGGATGCATATGATATACCCATGAACTTCAACGCTGGCTTCTTACCTATACACCACGCAGGGAAGGCAATTGAAACAATCTCTGTCTTGAGTGATCTTGGAGGTACATTTATGATAAGCCTTTTAGTTTTTCAATAATATACATCCTCTAACCTCTGACAGATAAGCTCCAAATGCCGGTTTCTATCTACTTTTACTTTCCTTTCTACCTCTCGATAGTAAAGTAAGAACTCGTAAAGAGATTCCCTTTGTGTTTTGTGTATCTGCTCTAGCTTTATTATAGCCAATGCTTCTTCTTCTTTCATATTGATTTGGGGGTAAAAGTAAAGTTTAGGGCTTATTCACCTCAATAGGTGGTTCTAGTATTTCATAGTTAAGTTGTTTTATTTTCATTTCTTACATTTTATAATAAATATATTCTAATCTTTTTATTTCATCTTCTATCTTCGTTATATTACAGTTTTTGCATTTCCTGATATAATTCGTTTTACAATTATGATCGTGTAAAAATGATCATGGTTCAACATAATAGTCACAAATATTGTTGCTGATTGTGTCTATTATAGTTCTATAACCATATATGGCATCTTCAATATATCACATTATTTAATATCTTTATAATAAATCATTTCTCATTTCTGTCAGAACTTATCTCCAGTTTCTATAAATTGTTTACCAG